CTGATTAAGTAGCGACTGAATGTAGGTCGGGATGTCAATGTACATTTCCGCTAGGAACTCCGGCCCCGCCGGGTCTGCGCTGTACAGGTTCGTCTGTCCCTTCCTGCCCCGCAGGGAGCGAAGGGCCGTAAGCTGCGCTGTCGTCAGCTGGACTACCTCCGGCGCGGCCAGGGGATAGACAATGGTCATGGCTGTGGCCTGGAAACGCGCAAGGAATTGCTCCAGCGTCCCCGCGTCACGCAGTGCCGCGTCAGCGACGAATATGCCGCCGCCATTGTCCACGGCAATACCATCCACATCGGTGTTTGTCCATGTTGCGTTCGCGCTGGTCCCTGCATAGTGAGTACAAAGTAGCGGCACAACAGCGTCATTGGTTGCGGCTTTCATGATCGTGGATGTAAGGGACGTATTCCTGAAACGATACTTGCTGTTCGCGGCATTGACGCGCTCCCACCCGGACGCGCTCTGCCCATCGAACGTCACCACGCCGCACCGCTTCGTGTACGTCCCCGCCTCCAGGTCGATGGTGTCGCAGATCCATCTCGTTTCGCCGGAGTCCACGTAGTTCCCGCCGCTGGCCACCGGGATGCCTGGCAGGCCGTTCGGCGTGGGGATGGCGGCGGTCAGCTTGTCCAGCATCGGCGCGAAGTCCGTCCGCGCGCTGCCGACCTCCAGCTGCACGCCCTTGAGGATCGCCGTCACGCCGGACGCCGTGGCGTTGCCCATGCGCAGCGTCATCGTCAGCGGTTCATCGTTCGGCACCCGGAAGGTGGTGGACAGGGTGGAGCCGTAGATCATGGCCAGCTGATTGTCGCCCTGATGGATGCGCACGCTGGCGTTGCTGTCGCCGGTGATGGACTCCGCGGAAAGCGTCAGCGTCTTTCCCGCGGCGTTCCGCACGCCGATCTCACCGCCATATACCACCTTCTCGCTGCCGCTTCCCACCGTGCTCGTCAGCGTGTATGTGCCCGTCTCGGCGTCAAAGGTCCAGTTGCACCCCGTGCCCGTGCCGCTGGTGCTCACGAATCGCCGGATCAGGTTCTTCGCCGCGCTCACCATCGAAAGCGTCCCGCCGCTGCCCGCGGTCACGATGTCCACGGGCGCGTCAGGCACGGGCGTGGCGCCCTTCTGGAGGCTCCTGCCGTAGATGGTCAGCCCCGCCGGCGGCGCGTCCACCGTGCCCGCCACGGTCACCATGGCGCCCGCGCCGCCCGCATGGGGGTAGAAGGTCTCCACCGCCGCGTCGAAGCACTGGAGCCTGCCGTCCATCTGCGCCAGCGCCGCGTCCACCAGCGCCTGGAGCTGCTCCAGCATGGTGGGCGTGATCTCGCCCGGGTTGGCCGCGCTGGCGGACCACGCGCCGTCCTGGATCTGATACTTCAGCACCGTGCTGGTGATCCGGCTGGTGCCCTTCAGGCCGTACACGCCGAAGCGCATGCGCCCCTTTTCCTGGATGGTCTCCCAGGGAATGACGGCATTGCCCGCGCTGTCCACCGCCACGGCGTAGGGATCCTCGCCGTCGCTGCCCCAGAAAAGCGCCACCCGGCTGAACCCGGTCCATTCGCCGTCAAAGTCGAAGTGCACCCGATCCACCCGGGCGCTGTCCGCCGCCAGCTGGGGCGTCCCGCTGATCGTCAGCCGGTGCCCCTCCAACTTCGCGTTGATCGTCAACATTTAATCACCTCACACTTACTTAAATGGGAAATGGGGAATGGGAAATGGGAAATTGAGAATGTGGCTGCCGCCATTTCCGTAGGGACGCCATTCATGGCGTCCGCCCGGCTATTCCTAATCCCTAGTCCCTAATCCCTAATCCCTCGTCATCCCCGGCCATTCCTAATCCCTAATCCCTAATCCCTAATCCCTCGTCTCCCTACTTCGCATACTCAATAATCACGTAAAACGTCCCTGCAAAGGAAGAATTGAAGATCACTTCCCCCGCGGCGCTCATGTGCGCGTTGCAGTAGTTGCTGGAAGAGTGGTGGAAATTCAGCGGGAACATCTTGCCGTCGGACGCCCGCACCGCGCAGCCGTCCATCCGGATCAGCTGGCCGCCCAGCGTGCCGAAGGCCGGGATGGTGTACCCCGTCACCCACGTGCCCGTCTGGGTCAGCTCGTAGCTGTTCACTCGCCGGTATACCTTCCGGCCGTCAATCCACGTGCCCCCGGTGGGCACCTCCGAGCCGGAGTAGTTCGTCACGCCCTCGATGCCGCCGTTGAACCAGGCGGGGTATTCGCACTCGAACTTGGGCTCGCTGTCCGTGGCGGAGGAGAACCGCCCGAAGGCCACGCCGCCCCTCTTTGCGGGAGACAGGTGGAAGTTGGCAAACGCCCGGGTCAGCGTCGTCAGGGCGCTGCATACCTCGTAGCTGTCCCCGTAGACCACATGGGCCGTGCAATCCTGCCCGTTGGGGAAGATCACCCCCGCGTCCACCAGCGCCGTGGAATCCGTCACGCCCGCGTTCAGGGCGCTTTCCCCGATGGCCGCCGTCAGGTCCACCGTCTGCCCGTCGTAGGTCAGCGTGCACACCATCGGCGCCGGGCTCGACGCGGTGCTGCGCAGCCGGTAGGCCCGCAGGCTGATCAGCGCGCAGGTGCCCTCGTCGTCCGGCGTGCCGGTGGCGTCGCAGCGCTTGAGGGACAGCCCCGATATCAGGGGCGTGAGCCGCTCCAGGTACGCGCCGGTGTTCGAAAGCGACGCGGTGACGCTGGCGCTGGCGGCGTTCGTCGTCACGATCAGCTGCGCGGCCTGCACGCCCCTGCGGTGATTCTCCCGCAGATACTTGTAAATGCCGCCGTCCTCATCCCGCGCCGTCGCCTTCACCGTCAGTATGACGGTCCGGCTCGTGCTGTTGGCGATGGAGCAGCCCCGGGCGGCCATCCGGGAGTTGTAGTCCAGCATCTCGTAGGTCGTGCCGCCCACCACGCATACCAGCCGCACCCGGTAGCTGGTGATGGTCTTGCCGGTGGTGTTGACCATCGTGAATCTGAGCGTCGCGTTTTCATCCGGGGCCAGGTACGGCAGGCCGTAGGCGCTGCCCACCAGACGCGCGTTCGTAATCGCCAGTGGCATTCATCATTCCTCCTTCATTTTGAACACCAGCCCGCCATCGGTGGATTTGCGCAGCTGGTAGTTGCCGAACTGTACATAGTCCCCGGCGAACCGGCTGAACGTCTTTCCCGCTTCCCGGATGTCCACCGATTCCTCCCGGATCAGCACCTCCTTGGTGCTGAATATCGGGTTGCCGTCCTCGTCGATCTGGTAGTTGCCGTCCTCGTCCAGCACCGCGCGGCCCACATGCAGGCCCTCGTCGTCCAGCATGGCCATGCTGTTCATCCGCCCCGCCTGGAGCTTGATGCTCTCATTGGCGGAGATGTCGATGGTGTCGCCCAGGCTCTTGATGGAGGTCACGTACAGCATCGGGATGCTGGCCGAAGCCAGCAGGGCCTCGGAGGCGGTGATCTTCCCGGCCTCCAGCGCCGCCGCCAGCACGCGGTTGAAGGTGGCCTCCTCGGCGCTGACGTACTTTCCGGTGATGGTCTGGGCGTTAATGGTCTCCTCCACGATCTGCCGGCCGTCCGTGGTCACGCCCGCGGAGATCTCCGCCGCGGTGGCGTCGTACTGGGATGTGCGGATCACGCCGTTGGCGCCCACGCCCACCTCGTAGTAGTTCCCGTCCTCGCCCTTGATCACCAGCTTGCCCACGGTCACGTTCAGCAGGTTGGCCGATGTCACCGCCAGGTTGGTGATGTACATGCTGTTGGCCTGGCCGCGCTGGAGCGTCAGGGCCGACGATACCAGGTTCTGCACCGTCGTCAGGTCGAAGGTGCCCACCTTCGCCTGCACCGTCACCAGGTTCGCCAGCACGGCGGCCAGCGTGTCCGTGGTGATCCGCCCGGCCTCGATGTCCTGGGCCGCCACGTGCATCAGGTTCGCCACCGCCGCCGCCAGCGTGTCCGTCACGATGGTCTGGGCCGTCACGCTGTTCAGCTTCGCCTCCAGCGCCTCAAGCGACATGGTATTCAGCTGCTTGACCACCGCCGTCTCCGACGTAAAAGTGTCCGCTTGCATCGCTCGGGCATTCACGCTATCCACCTGGATGTGTCTCTCCCCGACGCAATCGTTGCCCAGCTGCCCCGCCGATAGCGTACCCCACGCGATCTGCTTGCCGCTGATGCTGCCGGAGATGCTCCCCGCGCTGATCTTCGCTTTGCTGAGCGTGCCGCCGGGCGTGCCCAGCGTGGTCTCGGTGTAGCGCTGTCGCATGCCGTTCCAGGTGCACTCGCACACCGCCATGTCGATGTAGCCGCACACCAGCGGGTGCCAAACGTGCACGATGTCGTACATGTGGCACTGGTCCATGTCCCTAAATGCCTTGTACTCCTCGCTGTCGCCCAGCCGGGCGTAGTCGATCTTGAGCGTCACGGCCGGGATGTGCACGCCCTTGTCCCACTCCGCCTGCACGGCGTTGCGCATGCGCGTGCGGGCCAGGGCCACGCTGACGCCCTCCTTTTTGTTCACCTTGGCGTCTGATACCTTCAGCTCCGCCATGTGGGGGAGGGGGAACTGGTCGTAGTTCGCCGATTTGATGTAGGGCACATCCCCGTCCAGGTACAGCGGCTCGCCCTTCTCCGTCTCGCCCACCGGCAGTATACAGGTGGTGATGTCGTCGGAGATCTCATAGCTGTCGATGCCCGTCAGGTTGCGGCCGTAGGTGGCGTAAAAGCCCCGGTCCATGCCGGCGGACCGCAGTATGGTGATGCTCCAGTCGTCCAGCAGCACGTCGCCGCCGAAGCGCCCCACGAAGCTCTCGTCCCCGTCCAGCAGGGCGCCTATGATGTTGGCGTTGCGCTTGTCGAAGGCGGTGCGGCTGTCGCCGATGTCGGTGTACAGCTCCACGTCCGTGTCCATGTAGGCGTTGCCCTTGATCAGCGCCAGCGCCTGCACGCCGGTCAGCACGTCCTTGGAAAAGGCGTCCGTCAGGATCCCCGCGGCGTCATAGGCCACGGGCATGGCCTCCACTTCGATCTCCTTGAGCTTCTTTTTCGGCTGCTGGAGCCGGAACAGCTGGGCCCGCACCTGCACGCTGGGCGTGGCGGCCTCCACCGCCGAAAGCGTATTGTAGGGCACGTCCTGGACTTTGACCTCCAGGGCGTCGTGGTCCATCCAACCGGTGCCATACTTGGAATGCTTCACCTTGTACCGGTCGTTGCCCTTGAGCACCACGGTCATCACGGTGCCCTTGGGCACGCATTTCTTTTTGGATCCCTTGCCGCTGGTGGCCTTGGTCCACATGTAGCGCTTTTCCTTGGTGGCGCCGGTGCTCACCGTCCACTGTTCGGCGGTGGCCACCAGCGCGCCCGCCTGGATCTCCGGCACCGTGCGCACCGGCACGTCCGCCCGGATGATCCGCCCGGCCGCTATCAGCTGCCACTTGCCGTCCGGGTCGTAGGGGTGGGTGATGGTCAGTATGGCCCCGCCCACGCCCTTGTTGACATACTCCCAGTCCAGAGGGCACAATGTGCCCAGACCCTCACAGTCAAAGTCCGTGGCGTTGGCCTCATAGATATTGATCGTGCTCGACATGCTATCAGCCTCCGGTCATCCGCTGATCCCGCCGGATGCGACTGTACAGATCCGCGGACAGGCGCTGTACGTCGCTGTCGTCCCGCACCTCCAGGTGCTCCACCTGGATCGGCGCGCTGACGGACATGTCCCTGGCGTCGGTGCTTTGGTTGTTGATCACCGTGGCGGCCGCGCGGCGGTCGTAGGAGGGGTAAAGCGCCTCCTCCACCGCCTCGCGGATCCTGGGCATGCTGCCCTCGATGCCGCGCACGAAGCCCAGGTCGAACATCTCGCCGAAGCCCTCGGTCACCTTGGAGGGCGAATGGATCTGCAATGCTGCCCTGGCGGCCTGCGCGGCGGCCTCCGCCACCTGCCTGGCGGCAGCGATCACGCCGCTGCGTCCGGCCCGTATGCCCGCCGCCAGGCCCGCGTCGAACTGCGTGCCGATCGTTGTGCCCCGGGTCCGCAGGGTGGCAAAGGCCGAGACGATCGATGTGCTCACCGCGGCGGCGTCCCCGCCGAAGGCGTATTGACGCATGCCCTGGCCGATGCCCGCCGCCACAAAGCC